ATATATCTTGATAGATATGGTTCATATAAAGGTGAAGGTCGAGTAATTGCGGAAACAAATAACTGTTGCAAAATCAAAATAAAAGGATGGTTTAAAAATGATGTATGGATTGACAAAGATTGTTGTGAGGTATTATTGGCTTAAGTTTAGATTGAAATAATTATGTCTATACAACAAAAACTAGCAGAACGTATCTATGAGCTACTTCCACATAAAAAAGAGTTGGAGTTTGGGTGTAAAGTTAAGATTTCAAATTCAATTCCAATCGATTTTAGAGAGTTAGGAATGTTTGTTAATGGGATTTGTACTGGTGATCGAGTTATAGATGATTTCGGCGTCTATGTTAAAAATGACCTGATTCGAGGTAATCCTTCATGGTTTGAAATCATTGGACAACCCATACGTCTTGATTCAATAGTAGAGGTGCTAACTCTCCTAAAAGCTTCCGATGAACAATTACTGGGATTGGTAAAACTATGGCAACCAAATAAACCTTTTGAAAATCAAGAAGATAAGTTATACACAGAACTTGGACAACTTATCTTGCAATAGATGTTATGTAGGTGTATAATAACTATATGGTAAAAAGAAACAAATTAGGACAAATAGTTAGTGGTAGCCTTTACAACAAAACTGGCAAAGAACACTCTAGGTATAGACACGGAATGACAGGAACTAAGTTCTACAAATTATGGTGTGGAATTATGCGAAGATGCAACAACAAGAATGATAAAACTTATAAAAGATACGGTGGTGTAGGTATAAAAGTTTCTGACAGTTGGTTTGACTTTGTGAATTTTTACAACGATATGTTTCTTAAATATAAAGAAGGTTTACAAATAGACAGAATTGATAATAGTAAAGGATATTCAAAAGAAAACTGTCGTTGGGTAACACTAAAAGAACAGGCGAACAATAAGAGAAATGTAATTCTTTATACTTACAAAGGTAAAACAATGTGTTCATCTGATTGGGATAAGGAACTTGGACTCAAAGAAGGTACTGTGCGAAGTAGAATTAAAAAAGGTTGGGACATAGAAAAAGCACTATCTGAACCAAAGAGAAAATATATTGGATTTTCAAAAGACAAAGAAAGGGGTGGTTACAAAGTTTATGTAAAAAGGTTGAATAAAACACACTTTATTGGTCGATATAAAACAGTAAAAGAAGCCAAACTTGCCAAGGAAAAGTGGTTAAAAGAAAAGCGATGAGTTCTGTGAATTTGTATTAGATTTAATTAAATAACCATGTATACACAAATAGAGAATAAAGAGGAGTGGGAGAAGGAGTTTGGTGAAAATGCTAATGATTTTAATAGTGGTATGAGTTTAGGTGTATATGAGAATGTAAGGTGGAAGAATTTTATAAGAAAATGGATGACCCACCAAAAGAAGATGATAAGAGAAGAAATAACAAATTTAGGAAGTAAAAACTTTGATAGACAAAACGTCCTCTCATTACCAAGTCTTAACATTAAGGAAGATGAATAAAATACTATGCTGGTTGTTTGGTCATAAGTCTACTTTCTTTGATTACTCTACCGCTAAAAAATGTTCGTTTGTATGCAAAAGATGCCATAAAAGAATAACAGCACAAAGTGAATTTAGTAAGAAATGGGACGGAATTATTTAATCAAATAAAATAATAAGTATGGAAAAGAAAGAAAAATGGTATTTTGAAAGTAAATATTTATCGTTCTGGTTTGGTGCAGGATTTGAGTTGTCTTATGCGATTTGTGGGTATTTTGATAATAGACCACAGCTCAATATTTCACTTTTTTTCTTTCACCTTATCCTAAAACTTCCATTTAGAAACAAATGGAAAAATGAATGTGATTGTCCTAAATGGGGTATTTCTTACCATAATCAGACTTTGTGGATTCATAAAGGTGGCAAGGGAAATATGAATGGTGGAAGTAAATGGTACACAATCAATATGCCGTGGCAATACAATTGGGTTCGTACTAGCTATCTAAGAAAAGATGGTTCTTGGGAACACGAATATAAGGGAGACAATAGAAATCTATATCGTTCGGAGTGGAATCATTTATGGTGGAGTGAAGAATATCCTTACACCTACAAACTAAAATCGGGAAATATTCAAGAAAGAATTGCAACTGTCAAAGTTGAAGAGCGAGAATGGAGAATGTGTTGGTTTAAATGGATAAAATTATTACCTAAAATACAAACAACTATTGCCGTCACATTCAGTGACGAGGTTGGAGAAAGGACTGGAAGTTGGAAAGGTGGAACTATTGGTTGTGGATATGACTTACGAAAAGGAGAATCGCCGCTTAATTGCTTAAGAAGAATGGAAAAAGAAAGAAAATTTAATTAACAATTAAACCCAAGCCCTCCCTCTAGCTTCATAAGAGGGGAATAAATATATGAAAAGAATACTTTGTAAAATATTTGGTCATTGGGTTGAATTCCTATCAGTAGGATTAGGACAAGTAAAATGTGGTCGATGTAAAAGAACATTCAAAGCGAGTTATGATATTTCATACGGAGAAACAATCTTTGGGGAGGAGATTATAAACTAAGAGGAGAATAAAATATGAAAAAGTTTACAAAGAAATATCAAGTGTGGAATTATGGAGAAGGTTGGAGTTTTGAAGAATACGACACAATTCAAGAATGTTTAGAAGCACTAAAATATTCAACTGATTTCTATATAACAAAAAGTGTGGATTTTGAAGTAAAAGAAATTATAAACTAATAGTGGAATAAAAAAGACTACCGATTAAGTAGTCTATTTCTTCTTTGGTTTTTCTTCCTCTATTGGATCACAATCCATGTACGGGATTAACCCTTTGTTGAAGCGGGGCTTCATCGCATGTAGTGAGTTGAGGTTTTACCTGTTTGCTTTTCCATTTACGGAAAGCCTGTTTAGGATTCCACAGATTCAGTTTGCGTGCGGATTTCATCGGAAGAGTGGGTTGTGTAGAGTTGTGATTTTGCCTGATGTTGTCAGCAAATTGGTGACGAAACGTGTATCTGTCTTTCTTGGTGTCGGCTGGTAGCGTATCACCAAAAGATGACAGAACTGGTTGTTGGTAAGATGTCTGCATCGGAGTCGTGGTGTGTTGGATTTCAGTTTCATGGAGGAAGAAGTCAAGGAACCTCTGGTACATAATTATACCACCGCATCATTTAAAGTAACTGTGCATAAACAATTAATTCCACAAGACGAATACAACAGCGAATACCGACCCCACTGCGTGCTTTTTAAAGCTCCTGTGGAATTAGCTATTTACGATTTATAAGAGCAACGACAGAATTTGCATAAGCAACACTATCATACTCTACGCCATATTTATTTACTCCTTTAACTTCACAAGTACAGCCAGCGTTCCAGTTAAGGGCTATTTCGTAGTCTGTAAGACCTTTATCTACCATTTCTTTAAGGTAGTGTACAGCGACTAAATCTTGATTAATAGGTGTTGGTTCGACAACGTGACCTAGATACTTTTTTGATAAACTATTAAATGTTGAAGGCATAAACTGCAAACTGCCAATTTCTCCTGAAAGACCTTTTGCATTTCTATTACCTCCTGTTTCTTTTTCTTCAATTGCTAAATATAAATTTGTTACTCTATCAACTTGAAGAGTAATTTCTTCTGCTTGGGCGTTGAGGGGAAGGGGGAACGCTAGAAGTATTCCGATTATTATTGTGTTCATAGTTGTTCGAAGTAGCTGTCACTTTAGAACGAACTATTTAAGTATGACAAACAGGTAGGATATAGCAATAAAGTTATCAACAGTTACTTTATTATATTTGTGTTGTATAATTTAATTGCGAGTTTAAGTGAGCTCGCAAAGATTTCATAATTTAGTTAAAACTAAACCTCCTGTTGTTAAGTTGATTACTTAATGGCGAATTGTATCGACAAGTACATTAAAAACCCCTTTTTATCAGGGGGTTCTCCTTTTATTTATATTTCTTGTTTATAAATGCACGAGTAGAATAACCAAACACTCCTGTACCTACAAATAATCCAAGTGGATTGAGAATTTCTTTTTTATATTTTTCCTGTAATAGCTTAACTCCTGCAAAGGTCTTGTCTTGATAGTTACCTGTAAATGCCAACCCTTCAGGGTACACTCCTTCTAATTTAAGAACGTGTTGTAGAGCTACTACATCAGCACCTTTATCTCCTCGTTTTAGATTTTTAGTAAAGTTGTATTTAAAGTTTTCCACAACAGGAACACTGTAAACAAATACCCGAAGTTCAACGATATTCTTTAACCATTCATCTAAATATTCCCAAGCTGTACCATTCTCACACCAATCATCTGACCAACTATTAAGCCACCTTATGATTGTTCTTCCGTCTTTTTCTTCATAACCATAAAGCACCTCCTCGTGACCTGATACATACTCCATAGGTAGTTTAATGGGGAGAAGCCTGTTACCATCCCATGTACTACCTTTCTTATCCTTCCAGTATGTATCCCCTATACGTCTTAAAATAGCCACTCCACCATTATTTTCTTTTGCGTAGTTGATAGCTCTCTTGATACCATCTTCAGTAATAGGAACCGTAAAATCTGCCCCTCCACGACGTTTTAAAGCATCTTCAAAGGCTTCTTTAGGTATGTTAGCCATATTACGCTGATAGACAAAATCTTCGTGTTTTAAAGTAGTATCGTTAGGACAGTATTTAGCTAAAGGGACTCCGTATTGTCTGATTATTTTAGGTAGTAAGTATGGGTATGTTCCTTCATCACTTACACCATCAATACATTTTGCTATTGCGTATAAAAATCTGTAAGAAAGTTCCTCATCTCCGAGTCCAGCTTCAGCTAATTGAATTTGCATCACTCGAACAATTGCTTCAAAGGAAGCAGGAACACAACAACCTATCTTACGTTGATGATTAACTTTAATTTTTTCATATATACTTATTACACATTCTTTTGGATAGTCTGTACTAGCACCAACTGAAGCAAGTGTCCAGTCTCTTTTATCTTTTGGTGATTCAAAAGCACCAGTTCCTAAATTAAATTCATTCATTGTAGTGTAATTTTGCTACTAAAAACTTAATAATGTGATTGAGATTAAAGAATAAGAACCCAATACTAGCCCATGTTATTTTTTCTAACACGCTCATCTTTACGCCGAAAATGCCATCTTTGTATTTTTTTTTTTCATCTTTCCTTTCAGACAAGTCTTCCTTTAAAGGTTTTATTTCATCAAATATTTCATGGCGAAGTTTGTTTACTTCCCCAAATATCTCTTTACGTCTTTCATCAGGCATTGCTTCCATTATCTTTGTGTGGGCTTGATATAGTCCATTTAGTTTTGAGTTTGTAGATGTTTGTTCGGCTATAAAGACATCTAATTTTCCATTAACCACATTAGTTTGTTTGGTATTCTCACCAAGTTGCTTTTGTATATCTAATAGGATTGTATAGATTTTATCTTCTGCCATTGTTGTCGCTTAGAGCTGTTAAAACATCTGCTGGGGTAATACCACGGTTAAGGTGTTCTAGTTTAAGATTGAGTTTTTCTGCAACAGCTTCTGAACAGAACCTTTCTTCATTTTGAGTACGTCGAACTAGTGAAATCAAAGCCCCAATCATATTGTATTTAACCCTTCCAACATCTTTGTATAGAGCTTTAAGTAGTTTGTCTTTGTTTACATTTACAGGAAGAGTGAGTATATTTTCATTTATTCCAAAGCGATTAGAGGCTGGCATTTGTATACACCCCGAACCTTCTACATACTCATAACACATTACTCGTCCGTGTTCTCGGATTAAGAATCCTGTGTGAGATACAGTTGATTGAGTGAAGAGCCTAATTAAACGACTAAAGAAAGCACTTGAATGAGTCCAAAATACATTCACTTCAGCTAACTTTCTTTTGTGTTGTTTATACGTCCTCCAGTTCATGTTACTCCTCTATACTTTCTACAGTTATTTTACTACTAAATATTTCAGACATTGGTTTAGCTGGATAAGCTAGAGAACCTCTTTTTTCTTGTAGTGAAGAAGTTGTCTGTCGAATTAAAGGCATGATACATACTTCTTTTACTAAGTAAGATAAATACTCTTCTGGTTGCATTGTCTCCATTACTTGAGTTCGAGACACTTCAATTTGATGTCCTTCCCCAGTTAAAACAAATTCATCATTTTCATCTTTCTGGTATTGAATGTCATAAACAGGTTGTCCATTTTCATCATAAGAAGGTTTTAGTCCTGTAAACCCATTCTCATTTAATAGAGTTAATAGCTGTTCGTGAGTAATATCTGCTTGTATTGTTGTTTTTATCATTATTTTTAATTAGTTATTAAGAACTTACTTGATACACTCGACTTGTAACGTGCCAAGTTACGTTATTATTTGTAGCACCTGTAACTCGAACTCTTACTGTTGCTCCTGTTACGTCATAAGTAGCATCCCAACCTGCTTGGTCTTCTTGTACTACAAGTTGATTAACTGCTCCTATTATTGTTGCTGTTCCTGCTACGTTCTTGTATGTACCAACAATCTTGTAACCTGCTCCGTCTTCTGCTGTACCAGATACACCCCCAGTCCTTCGAGCTATTACCATTGATTCAATCATGTATGTAGTTGTAGCTGGTACTGTGAATGTATGCAAAGTTGTAACTGTTGCATCTGTAGTAGCTACTCGATTTTGATAGATAATTTCGGAAGGGTCTGTGTTAGTTGCTGTTGATTGAAGTATTTGTACAGCATTGCCTAAAGTAGTTTGAGTGACATCAAGAGTAGCTTGTGCTGCTCCATTGGCACCAATAAGAACTCGTTTATTTGAGTTCAAAGACATTACACCATTGTTAGTGGTTACGTTGTTTGTTGAATCATCTTTAAGTCTAAAATCAATAGATGTATTAGGTGAAAATGGTGCGGGTGCAGTGTATCGCCCGATGGCAATAGTAAAGGCTTGTGGGTAAGATATACCGTTATTGAAACCTCTGCTAAGTCGAAGTATATCTTCTGTTCCAACTGTTGCATTTGCAAGTGTTACGCCTTGTAAATCAATTCTGTGTGGTGTAACTGCTGCATATGCAGAACTTCCCATACCAATACCTGCTCCTGTTCCAGTTGCATATTGAGTGAGTCTCATTAACTCATTTGTTCCTGTAGTTTGCAAATCCCCACCATAATTCCAAGTAAATATTTTTCCTGTACCAGTAGCTTGAAAGAATTGCATTGCATCACTTTGCATACCCCAACCATATCGAGTTGTAGATCCTGCGTTATATAGGTAGATTGCTGGGTTAGCGTATCCGTTTCCAAAATCTAGAGTTCGGTTTGTACCAGAACCTCCTGCTCCAGATGGTATTAGTTTAAGAAAACCATCAGAACCAAGTGTCATAAGATTTGTATAACCTCCAGCATTATATTGACGTGCAAATGTTAGAACTGACGTAGCTGGATTACCAGAAGTAAGAGTTGGTTCTATAATCCAATCATCTACTCGTGAAGCAGTAGCACCTGTATCCCATACATTACTATACCAGTGTAGTCTACCTGCACGCTGTATCGGTACTCCAACAGTTGCTGAAGTTAGGTTGTCAATTAATAAACCGTCTGTAGATGTATTTGCAAGGGCATTATATTGAGCTTCAATTCCACCATACACAGTGTATCTAGGTGAAGCTGAGGCGGCATAAGTAGCTCGAAGAGTTCCAAGAGTGTATATGTTAATCGCTGTGTTTTCGTAGTTACGAATCTCTGCAACTCCTGTAGCAGTTATACCAACTCTAAGCCCATCAGTTGAGGTATCACCAGTCGTTCCATTTGTCCAATATGCAAAGTTGTCAGTAGATACAGCAGTCGACATGTGCAATGTCGAAACTGGGATTATTCCTATTCCTATATTTGTTCTAAACCGCCCATATGTTGTAGTTAAAGTAGCCTTAGTAGTATCAGATATTCCCATGTCTAAAGAGTTTGTAAGGGAATTAGATAAGTTAATACCAACCGTAACTGTACTATTTGCACTATTGACATTACCAAGACCAACCGCAACTAAGTTATTAAAGTTTCCAAGTGTATTTGTATGCCCAATAGCAAACTGTAAAGAACCTGAACCTAATGTATTAGAAATACCAATACCTATACCTGCACTTGTACTATCTGAGGTATTGTTAAGACCAAGTAAAAATATATCTTCTGTTGTAGTTGCCGTGTTTCCAAAGCCAGCGATAAATCCAGCAAATGAACTCATTGTGTTATTATTTCCTATAACAATTTGACTAAGGTCTGCTACTGGTAGGGAGTTGTTATAACCAAGTGACCATGATTCTTGAAATAAAACATTGTCTTTTGTGTAGTATATTAGTTTTAGCGTGTTGCTTGATACTGGGTCTGGTTCACTGAATGTTGTATCATCTAAGAATGTCTGTGGTACTGTCCATGTATTACTATGAGTTAGATTTATCCCTAAAGGACTTCCACCTGAACCATCTCCTGTAAGAGAAGAGTTTGTTGTGACTGTGCCTGCTCCTCCACCAGTTAGGTTAAGAGTAGCTACACCTGAACCAGTGTATGAAATAGAACCGCCAGAACCTGTTACGTTTAATTTAGTTATTGGATTTTGTGTGATAGTTGTACCTTCATCTTGGAAAAGTAAAGTTGGACCACCACCTCCACCCATACCACCTAGAGGTAAATCTTTATGTTGTACAAAATCAGGAATATTTGTAAGGATTTCAAAGTCTAATTTATTCTTAAGTGGATTGAGTTTTTCTATTATTTGTTCCCCAGTATCAGGTGAACCATCCTTGCCGTCTTTTCCATCTATACCATTGACACCGTCCATTCCATCTTTTCCAGCAGGTCCCGTATCTCCTTTCAAACCCTTGTCACCTTTAATACCTTTGCCATCTTTGCCGTCTAAGCCATCTTTAGGAACAGGTATTTTTTTAACTACACTGTTAATAATTTTTTCTTCATCAGCATCTTTACCTGAATCTCCTTTATCACCTTTATCTCCTTTTAAAGTAACTACAGATATGCCTTTTATAGATACTTCCATTTCAGTTACAGGTTCAGGAATAATGGTTTCTGGTATTTCTCTTATAGCTTTTACAACAGCACTCATGTCTGATGATGTAGCTTGTCTTTTAGCAATGTCTTTTATGTCCTTTAAAGTTTCATGTGAAAGCTGAACAGCTTGAGTAGTACTTTGAGTTGCTACTGCTTGTTTTTCTGAGTCTGATTGATGAATTAAATGTTTGTTCATTATAGTTTGTTTTTAGCTAATTGATATATGCGATATTCTTCATCAGATAAAGCATTTACAATAGCTTGTGCTTCATCTATTCTACCACTATCTTTTAATTTTTTTACTTCTAAAACTGTTGAAAACATTTGTTCTTCTGCTTTCTTTGTAGCTTTGGTTTTCTCTGTTGTTTTAATATTTTTGTATATTTCGTATTCCTCATCAGATAATTGATCTACCAAAGCCTTTGCTTCTTCAACGTTACCCTTTTCTTTTAGTTTTTGTACTTTATTGTAGATTGGTTTTATTTTTGCTTTTGATTCATCATAAGCATCTTTTTTCTTTTCAATTAATTTATCTATCTCAGTCTTTGGTTGATTACCTTCTAATTTATCAAAATAGGCTTTAGCTTCAGGACTTGCATATTTACCAAATAAAATAGCTTGAATATTTTTAGCTGGCGTACCACCAACTTTGAATTGTTCTCTTCCACCTTTGTCAAATGACCCACCTTCTTGTATAGCTTTAGCTCCTTGTATAGACTTCTTAATTTGCATACCACCTGGAATTACACCCCAAGTAGCATTACCAACATCCTTTAATTTCTTTTCTGTATCTCTAGCCTTACCATATTTGTCAGGAGTATTAAGTCCAGCTTTTACAATTTCAGCAGGAAGTTTAAGTGATGGAGGAGTACCGAATTTCCTATCACCAGAGGCATAATCAGCCCACGGTACAATCTCTTTTGGTTCCATTCCCATTGTTTTACCAATCGTGTATACAAACGCTAAACCACCTAATACATATCGAACTATTCCTACAAACTCCTTATTTTTAGCCATTTCTGTAAGAAATTCTGTTTGTTTAACTGGATAAGTTAGGAATTGAAAGAATACTTTTCCTATGTCACTACCAAGTAATTTAGTGTTAGGAGTATCAATAGCCCCATAATTGAATTGGGTATCTCGTACTAGTTTTTTTGCATATTCAATAGCTGTCTGTTCATTCATACCTTGCTTTAATCCTTTGGCTTTAGCTCCATAATATGCCGAACCTCTATTGATTTTTTCAGCAGTATCAAATAAAAAGAAAAGAGTTTTGTCTAATTTCTCTACTGCTTTTTTAGTAGATGATAAAGCTCGGTCTTGTACAAAGTTATCAGCCAAAACACCAACATCTTTAAGTTCTTTTGTACCATTTTTAATTAAGTTAATGTATCCAAGTGCTGTGTACTTCTCACCGAGTTTTGCGAATGTATTAACACCTTGAGATATATTACGAAGTGCTGAACCAATATTACCTCCAATCATTCCTCTAAAAGCATTTTGGCGAAGAACTCTTGAGATTTTAGCAGTTGGTCGTTGTCCTAATTTATATTCAAGCCCACTTTGCTTAATACCGTTATCAATTAGATTATCCCAATCACTAGGTCTCATATTTATTTTATCAACATATTGTTTAACATATGTCCATTGAGAATCCTCTAATCTTTGAGCAACAGATTCTAATTTTTCAAGTGCTGGGTCCATATGGACTTTACGAGTACCACGTTTAACATAAGCGTCAAGAGCTTTCCATACATCCTGTTCGTAACCTTTAGCCCCTAATCGTTGTTCTAAGAATGGGTCATAAACTTCACCTGGAATTTTATCTTTTATGATTTTAGCCAAATCCTCATCAAATTCTTTTTTAACTAATTGGTCATCAAATATGTGAGTAATATAGTTAGTTATTCGCTTGTCTTTAGGTAAGTTAAGTCTATCAGCCCATTCAGCAAGCCAATCTTTCATCTCATTAGCCACTTTCAATTCTTCATCTTTCAAGTCTATTGCTTTACCATCTAAGTATTTAAAAATTCTTTCTCCACTTTCTTTTGGTACTCGTTTAGACCAATCAGTTATTTTCTGAATATTCTCTGGTAATTCTTTAACATATTTCTCATGTTGAGTACGAAGTAGTTTAGCTTCTCCACCTAATCCGATTTTATTTAAAACCCTGTCTGGAGTTCTCCAATAATCAAGCATATTGACTTTCTTTGCTATAGGTGTGCTTGGTGGTATAATTTTAATTAATGAAGGAACTTTTATTCCACTATCTCGTAGTACCCTTGCTTGCGATTCTTCTGCTACCTGTTCTAGCGATCGTAATTCTCCCATACTTCCTTTTGCGAGAGGTGGTTTTACAGGTTCGGAAACTTTAGAAACTAGTGGTTTCTTAATGTCATCTGCTTTCTTAAGAGTAGACATAGCCTCACTTTTGACAGCTAGTTTAGCATCTCTAAGAGTTGCTTCCATTTCAGCTATACGTTTTTGACCTATTTTATAGTCCTCTACAGCTCGTCTAGCAGTTTCTGAATCAGCAAAACCTAGTTCTCCTGCAATATCGTCACCTTTTTGTCCAAACGCACCTACTTTCTTACCCATTCCACTGATCTCACGCCCTAATACTTCTGGTAATTCACCAGTTTTTTTATTTGTAAATTTAATTAAATTTTTAGCTGGATGATTTGAAAGTGTTTCTTTTGCTATTTCAAGATGAGTTCGTAGTTGGTCTAGTTCATTTCTAGTAAAAGGAATTTTAATTTTACCTGCTTGTCTTTCAGCTGGACTAAGAGAATTATAAAGAGCTTTTGCTTCTTTACTCAATTTAGCTACCTGCTTTGCACCTAGAGCTCCAACACTAAACAGTGGTTTAAATGTTAGCCCTAGTGGTTCATCCATTGCAATATTAAATACAGCTTTCCCAGTTGCTTTCAAAGGTGAGGTCCCAGTACTAACTTCCCTAGAGGCTTGACTTTGATACGATTCAATAGGATTGAGAAATTTATTTGTCCCAGGTACTTGAGTTGCCGACACAGGATTATAATTTCCTGTTACTGCCCTACCCAGAGCTTCTCCTGCAGAATAAGGAACACGTGCTATTGATGTTGTTATTTCTTTTGCAACATCTTTTACTGCTTCTGGTAGTCCAGTTATCGTATTTTTTACTATCCCTAATGGAGTGGCGTCAAAGGGTAATTGTTTACCTATAGCCATCTGAGGTATACCTGTATTTGTGTATTGAGGATTTACATTGATACCTATATTATTTACAGGGGGGACTATAGGAGGTTGTGGAGGGACGACTGTGGGAGTAACTGATTGAGGTTCAGAAAAACTATTCCAAAAACTACCTTTCTTTTCAGGTTTCTCTGTTTTTTTAGTTGTGAAAATATCCCAAAATGACATGTTAAATTTCTCTATTACTTGTTCCTGTACCTTGTATTAATTTTTTTTCTGCACTAGTGAGACCATATCCGTCTAAATCTCCTTTGAATAACATATTTCCATACTGTTTTATGAAGTCCGCCCTACTAATTCCATTAGCTACAGCATCTTTTATAGCATCTTTCCATGCTACATAAGTAATATTACCACTAGGTGAAAGTATAGGCGTACCATCTGGCATACGTTGACCTGCTACAAAACCATTAGCGTATGAACCTAATTTAATTGCTTTTCTTTCAGACTGTGTTGTAGTAGTTGATTTTGGAGTATTTAATCTCGTATTAGTAGCATCAAGACTTCGGTTTCTATAAGCCTCATCTAATTTTTGTTGTGCAAGAGAATCTTGTCTACTTTGTGCTTTATCAGCTCTTTCTAGGTTAAAGCGTACAGCATCTAGTGAGGCCATTCTTTGAGCCTGTGCGGTAGCTAGTTTCTGTTGAAGAGTTAGTTGATTATTTGAGAGAGCCTGTCTATCAATCGCCGCTCGATTAGAAATAGCTGCTTGCTGTCCTGATATAAATCCTTGAGCTACTGGCTGTTCTGATACTGTTTGATTTTGAGAATCAACACTATTATCGAATGAGCGAAGTTGTGCCTCCAAAGCATCCATTTGCTTTTGATAGTTAGTTTCATCTTTGGAAGGATTTAGGAGTTTCTCGTATTGCTTTTCGTATGGGTTAGTATAAGGCTGTATTTTTTCTTCATAAGTTTGTTCCTGCATATTAGGATCAACAACTTGACGTTGAGCTAATTGTTTTTTTAATGATTCTAATTGAGATTGAACAAAACTTCTTGCTTGGTCTTGTGACATTCCTGTTGTATCAATATAACCATTATCTAAGTATCTAGGAGTAGTTTGGTTAGGAGTTGTTTGAGGAGTTGGAACTGTTGGGGTGTTTTGACTATTATAGTTATTTTCAAAAGAAGAACCTGCATATGCTCTATTACCTTCAGCTCTATTTTGGGCAACCATAGAATCTTGTTTACTTACATCTAAACCTGCTTGTCTTCCTCTATTGACTAGGCTCTCAAATTGAGCAGTTAAATTAGCATGACTAGCATTATTACTAGAACCACCTGAACTCCTGTTAGTGCTAGGATTAGTTCCCATTCTTGTATTGCTATTAGCCGCTTCTGAGTGAGTAGCAAATTTCCTACCACTTGAATCTTCATACGTTTTTTTACTTGTTTTTTTCTTTTTATTTGCCATATAATTAAAATTGATTACGCTTGAAATTTAAACTCGACTCTTGTTCTCATATTTTTATGTTAAATTAGTTACTAATATTTCTTCATAAAGACCAACCGCTCCGTTTGAAGCTGCTGTTGGGGCTGTACCACCTCCATCAGTTGTTCCAGCAGAACCAGCAGTTCCTCCATCTACATTATATGACCCAGTCCAAGTCTTAGTTCCATAAATAACAAGTATATATCCTCCGTTTCCACCTCCACCTCCAGCCCCTCCACCTCCCGAGTTGGCAGCACCATTTGCTCCATTACCTCCATTACCTCCATTAGCTCTTAAAGTGACTGTTCCAGTAAAATATCTACAAAATAAAGCCAATATTCCACCAGGTGCCCCTCCTCCTCCTCCAGCCCCTCCGTTTCCTGCTGCTCCTCCTGTTTGTCTTGAACCACCGCCACCACCAGTACCTCCTATTGAACTAATTATTTTAGTAAAGGTTGTACCAGAAATATCTAATCCATAAAATGTCAAGAAACTATTAGTTCCAAACTTAGATACTACAGTCGTTCTAGTACCTGAAGTACCAGGATTACCTCCAATTTGGACTCCATTACTACCACCCACCCCCCCAACACTAGAAGCTGTTGTAATTAAAGCGGTAGTTATATTTGAAGTATTACCTCCAGGAAAACCTGGATTACCAGACGAAGTTTGAGTTGCTGCACCATTTGCTCCAGCACCAGTTGTAAAATAACCAACAAGAGATGTTCCTCCAGTCTGTCCTGAAGCATTGTTACCATTACATTGAATTGTACCATTTCCACTTAATGTACCTTTAACAAAAACTCTATAGTTTGCAGTATTTAAAGTACCTGTTACAACTAAATCGTTGTAGTACATATCACTTGTTAAAGTAGTAGTACCCGCTATAGTTGCATCACCATCTGAACCATCACCAAACTGTGGAAACACATCTTGTGGTGAAGTAAAAGTATCAGTTCCACTATCATTTATATTTCCTGAAGTGTTGTTGCTAAAAGCGGGGGCAATAATTTGCGTACCATCACAAGTAGAAGCGGCTATATTTATTCCATAACCTCCATTATTTAAAATTGATACCGAAGAGATTGTATTTCTATCTGAAGAAGCTGTGAGTTTAATACCATCAGAAGTATTGCCATCAAAGTCTCCTCCGATTATTTGATTATCATTACAGCCTGATACCATTTCTATACCTTGTCCTCCATTTCCACTTATATCACAACCTATAATCGGTATCTTCTTACAAGATGTCATTGAGATACCATCTCCTGTGTTATCTGTAACAGAACTACTGTACATATTTGCGTTACCAGAGTTAGTCATAACTATACCTGCTCCTGTAGTTGAATAACTGAAATCACAAAAATCTATTGTAAATCCAAATACATAATTCATATCTAGGTTTACACCATTTGCATTTGAAGTTACTAGCATTCGAGGGAAAACAACATAATCCATGTTTATTCCAGTACCACAACTTGTTACATAAATATCGTCAATGAGTGCTTCTTGTGAGTATTGAACTACAAACCCTGAGGCAGTAGCATTTTGAATAGTTAATGTACTAATAGAACCTGTGAAGTTAACAGTTGCTATAACATATACTGAACCAGCTAGGTTTGTACCTTCATAAGTTGATATAGTAATGTGTGTAGTGTCTGTAAATGCTGTTATCTCGTACCAAGAACCATCGAGTAGTACATATCTTCCTATCATAGCAGAAGTCCAAGTTGTACCACTTCCAACTAGCCCAGTTGAGCCATTGTTTATAGTTACCGTACCTGTAGAATACGCATTAGTTCCTGCAATTTGAACTGAGTAAGAAGTATTACAATCAAGAATCACACCATCTCTTGATACTCCTTTAAGGAGTACACCACTAGGAATTAGGATATTTGATGTGAGTGTGTATGTTCCGTTTTGTAAATAAAGAGTTCCTCCACCCGCAGCATCTATAATATCTAAGTTTTCTTGTATGTCCTGTGTATTATCTATTGTGATTGTAGTTCCACCAATATTAAATGTACCTCTGAAAGTACCGTCATTAAATTCAGCATTACCTTCAGCGTCAATTTGCCAACCTGAAACACCTGTAAGAAAATTCTGACTTTTCTGTATCCCATCCACCATTATATTTTGACCTGTAAGGAATTTCTGCATACTGTTGACAATAGCTCTAACCTTATCTTCAGTCATTACATTTGTAGACCGCATAGCGACACTTACAATGTTTCTGACTTGGTCCTCACTTATGATAGTTCCAAGAGTAGGGGCGAGAGTTTTGCCTATAATATCTCGTACTTGGTCTTCTTTAAGACCAGTACTTATATTCTGACCTACAATATCTCTAACTTGTTGTTCAGATAATCCAGAGTTTAAACTTCCACTTACATCACCACTTGTAGTTATATGAATATCCGCAGGATTATCAACACCCTGTGGTAATGAAGTATCTATTGCTGGTATTTTATATAAATCTAATTCTGACATTTTATTTATTTATCATCGGTCTGGCTCATCAGTTTTAACATCAAGCACTATTTTAATAGGGAACGCGATTGGCAATGGATTTGTTCCTGTCCAAGCAAACTCTAAAGTAAAATCGTTAATACCTATGTAATCTTTTAGTTCAGGTGTTTTGTATATAATCTTTCTTGAACCAGGATAATTAGTGTTGTTTATTACAGTTGGTGACAATGAAGAAGATAAGCCGTCAAACCATATTTTAGGAGTAATTGTCGTGTTAGCCGCTACCGCACCTCCGAACGGTATACGAATATACATAATGTTAAATTTTAGGCCTACATTAAATGTCCAGCGAAGGTATGAGCCAAGTGTTCCTGTTGCTGAATATTGGTCTATTCCTCTTGTTGTTCCATCTCTCCAAGCTACAATAGCCTTTGGTTGAATATTAGATGATTGTTGAGCATATTTTAAAGCTGTAACAATAGGTGTTGCTCCTGCTGAAGTAGTTTTAATTATATTGTGTATTCCGTTAGGTAGACGTGAATCTTTTGATCCCCAAGACCATACACACGCTGAAGTTGCGGGTGTAGTAGTAGTACCTCCCCAAATTATCTTGTTACCAATAGCGTCTACTGCTGTAGCAAATGGTGGGAAACCTTCTTCAAACAAAGCAATATCTTGTGCATTATCCCCACCTTGATATCTAGAAAGTCTAAATCCGTTTTGTCCGTTACCAGACCATATATAAATTACACCATTGACGTTTAGTAGTGCTGTGGCTAAAGGATCTGCTAAATAAACAGGTCCTTCAGAGAAAGTAACTGTGTTAGTTGTATTCCATATTACAAAGGCTGATTTCCCTTGATTGACTGTTCCGTCACTTGAATAGTTACCAAGAATTATCATCAAAGTACCCAGACTCTCTATTGCGGTCGGGTAAAATCCGAAAGGAAGGTCTAGTACGCTGTAAGCAGAAGCGACAGTTGTTCCGTTTGTATCTCCTTCATTAGTTACCTTTCTTGTAGTAATCCGATGTATTTGTCCTTGTCCGTTTATAAAATCTGTGAAATATAGTGAGTTATCACCGTGAACGTGTCCTATATGATTTGGTATTGACACACTATTAAAAGTAGGGTAAGTCGTATTTGTTAAAGCAGTTTGTGTTCCAAGTGTAGCTCCTGTCCATACACTATCTACTAAAGTAGGTGAGTTGTTAAGTGGACCATAACGTGATACGTCTGTAGGAGTAAATATATAAATATAGTTATTATAATATTTTGCTGATACAGCAACACCTCCTGTTACTGTTCCGATTAAGGTTTCTGAAGCAAGTGAACTGTTATAACTTATCAAACGTCCATTTGAAAGTACAATATAAGTATTTGTATTCTTCGGTGTAGTGACAATAGAAACTATGTGTGATGTAACATTTGCTCCTGAAAAAGCTGCCATTGCAATTGGTACTGCAAATCCTGACGTTCTGATTGCACTTGAAGTAATAGGAAAATCTGGGTCAATACCAAGTGACTGATCAAAAGAACCTTCGGGTCCAAAGTAACGTGATGGACTCACTCCTGCTAAGATACTGTTAATTGTAATAGTTTTTAATGCCATAGTTATAACGTAAGGTACAAATTAGGGTTTTCCATAATTGGTCTATCATCTCCAGAATCAATAACACAGCTCATATTTTTGACTGAATAATCAGATTCCATTGTTGCGTATAACTCGTTATACATACCTCCGTATAACTGAGCTTTGGCAGTGTTAGGATCTACTGAAGTAAAGTAAGTCCTTAATGCCCCGTAAATAGGTAAGTCTTGATATTGTTCTGGAAGTTGTGAACATTGAGATATTGTGTAAGCTGCCGCACCTGCTGTAATGGCAGTACCTTGATATGGTTTTGCTAGAGTAATGACAGTTGCTGAAGTATATGAAAGTATCTGATACCAATATCCATCTCCTTTGTTTGCTGTATCACTTTCTGTAATACGAAGCCATCTGCCTACCATTGAAGCGGTAAATGTTGTTCCTGTTCCAGTTATAGTAGCCGAACCGTTTACAGCTGTAAGAATGTTACCTGTGGTGTAATCTGCTACAGTTAAGTCCCTAACTAAAGGTTTTGAATTGACTGTGATGACATTACTTGCGGTTGAAGATCTAGGAAATAGACCTAATTTACCATTAAATACAAACCACCAAGTAGGAATATCAGAAGTGACTGTTGTCATATTAAGCCTATCCCACATTTCTCTACTAGGACATTCTTTCGGAGTATAGTTATATGTTCCAACTGTGACATACAAAGAAGATACTCTATCTATGTATTGAGGAAGTGTTTTAAATGCTGGAATTACCGAATGAGTACCTGATTGAGAGCCTGTTGTGTTTACGACTGTACCTCCTAATGTTGTCGAAACTCTAAAATCATTACCACTAAGACCTGTTGAAATTACATAGTATCTTGTGCCAGCACTTAATCCTGTTGGTAATGCACCAGTAGTAGTGAAGTAAACTTCATCATTGACTGAAAAGTTGTTTGTTGTACAGGTAAATACAGCAGGGGAAGCTACAGTTACTGTTACTGTATCTCCACAAGTTAAACTGAACTGTTTTTCAAGAAAAGGCCAAGCATAAGAGCTTAATATTCTTTTCTCTTCTATATTAATAAGAGTATCAGCAAGTGTTAGAGTAGCAGAAGCAGTATTATTTGCTAAATTCCCAAACATAGTTCTTCGTGCTGTGTAACTAAGCATTTGATTTTTCTAATATTTGTCTAGTAAACGCGACCTGCAACTCCAATTTCTTTAATTCTTCTTGTTTATCCAAGATCCTATCCTCAATAGCATCAGTTTTAGCTACAAGATTGTAATATTCTTCTTTTTTTTCTTCTATTAGTTTCTTGTATGCTTCTAAGTTAGCCAATTCTTTACTCATTTTAGTCTGTAGGTCAGCACACCATGTCTGGTAGTCTTCTACTTTCTTAGCTTTATCCGCGTCAAATTCTATATCATTCTGTAATGCAAGCACTTTTCTCAAAGATTTAGCTAAACGATCATTTTTCAAGGTTAATTCCCTTGTTTGTTCCTTTCGTTTGCTATTTATTTGTTCTTTAGAAAAGAGTTGCATGATTAAAATTCTACTACTGCTAATTTAGCTGTTGCGACTTCTTCTATAAATTGAATAGATGTCTGTCCTTCTGGTACAGGTATAAGTTTAGAACTGTTAGTAACTACTATTCCATCAAAGTCTGTTGAGGAAGCTGTACCTCCCCATTTATAGAATATAGAAGCACCAATTGCTGTAACTTCTAACAGTGTTGTTGCTGCATTTAAGATTAGTTCTGTAGAAGCTGATACTGTGGCATCATAAGTTTCCTCTAATGCCACGTTTCCTGGGACTGTTTGTAAGACTTGTCTATTGTCATCTCTTGATAATATGTATCCCATATAATTTATTTCTTATTAGCTTTTAAATCTGCAAACTCTTCCTCTTCAACTACTTTTTTAGATGTTTTCTTTTGTTTAATTTCAGCTACCTTTTCGGCTACTTCTTCTCGTGCATTGATGTCAAACGCTTCATCTGAAGAGATTGTTGCTTCTCCAGGCATAGCTTGAGCTAAAAACTTGTTACGTTCTACCATATTAGTAGTTATCATTCCTTTCTTGTGCATTACCTTATCAACTAAGTGTTTTGCAAAGTGAGCTGCTTTCCAATCTTCTACATACATTTCTTTTCCTGCTGGAAAACGATAAGGAACTGAATCCCAACTACATACAAATTCTTCATCTGTAAAGTTCTTAAATACGATACTTTTTACTTCTTCTTTAGCCATTGTTTTACGGGTTTTTTGTGGAGAAACCTAGACTCCGTTCTTATTATAATGAGGTTTCGAGCCTCCCAATCTGCCCGTAAAGGCAGACGTGGAGAATAAAAACTAATGAATCACTAGATGAATCATTGCGTATTCTGCTGTGATACCTGTTGCCATGTGGTAACCCATGATGTTTGTTGCCGCAATACATGGAGCCGCAGAACCAGAAGTACCTCCTGAAAGAGAACCTACTGCTTTACCTGCCGCACCTGTACCTGTGAACAAAACAGCACAAGGACCAAATGTTTGTACCCAACCATACTGTGCGTTAGTGATTATAGAGTTTGGTACTCCAGCAATTGCTGCTGTAGGTGTACCTGGCTCGATAACAATACCGTTATATGTGTTTTGTACTAGAATCACTTTTGAAGATGTAGTGAGTGCTACTTGGATAGGATCATCAAGATAGATAACTCCGCCAGTTGCTGCTGCTGTAGCTGTATTACCCTTAACTCGGTATGTGTATCCTTGACCTGGTGTTACTACTACTGACAAGAAACCTCCTGCGAATTCGTTTGCTGTCCATGTAGTTGAAGTAGAAGTTGTTATTTCTGTTCCTCCAATAGCTACTGCTGCACTTACTCCAAGACCTCCTGAAGGCTGGTCGTTTGTAGCATCAAGAGCTTTTCCTTGATAAACCTTTCCTGCGACCGTAGATACTGCTCCAACTAGAGCGTATCTATATCCTCGTCCATCGTTAGTCTCAGCGTATGCTCCAATTGGCATATTCTGTACAGAAGAAGATGAAAGTACATCTTGTCCTTGAACCAATGGAACGCTTCCTAAACTTGTTTGTGCCATAATAATTTTATATTAGTTAATAATGCTATGCTTAAACTGCTTTAATCACTGCGAAATTGATAACAATTGCACCTGTTTCAGCCGTTCCAGCTGCTGCGTTATTGTTTACAACTGTGATACTGAATGAACCTGCTGCTACTGCTGTTACCGATAGCTGTGTGTTGAGTGCTACTTGTCCTGAACGAACAGATAGAACTACAACGTCACCAATTTCTACGAAACTATTTGTTACTACAAACACTGCTGAAGCTTCTGCCGCTAAAGATGTGTTGTTAGTAGTAATTGTTCCTGACAAAGCATTGATTGTAACTCCTGTAGCTCGACTTGTTGCTTGTGTTACTGACGAACCCCCTTTGTTATAACCAATTTTTGCTCCTGCACTTACCGCTGGATTGTAGTTTGCTTCTTCTAAAGCCATAATGTTTTTATATTAAGCTATTAAACTGAAGTGATACCATCCAATACTGCGTTTCTCTTTGGATTTGAACCAATAAGCTCACCTCCTAAGTAAACGTGTCCTACGATTGAAGCTGAGTTTGTTGGTTTTACCCATCCAGACCAGCAGAATCCTAGACCTTCCATTGAAGAATAGTCATTACCTCGAATATCTACTGACTTGTAAGGAATAGCTTCTGCTAGACCTGCCTTGCTTGCTTTTGAAGCATCAAGAGCGTAAAAGTCAACGAAATCTTCGTTAATGAAATAAAGTTCTCCTGAAGTACATTTCTCATCTGCAAGAATTGGGAATCCTTTGAAGAATAGACCAGTGAATCCAGTTCCACCTTGGAATCCAGTTCCTACCTTACCCATATTTCCTTGTGTCTTAATCATAGACACATCTTTGTTGATTCTTTCTTGTGGTTGTAGAAGTTGTCCGTATAGTGAAAATACTGCTTCTGTTGTAAATCCACAAGTTGGCTTTTGTGCGCCTGAAGTACAAGCATTGTACAAAGTGTCCATTTTAGCCAAAGTAAGTGTCCCAGAAGAAGCTGTATCAGTTCCTTGGATAGTTGTGTAAGTAGATCGTGGAAGTGTACCGTATGTTGCTACAGATCCTCCGTCATCTACAATCGCCGCTAGACCCAAGAAGTCTTTAGAACCGTTACCAGTTCCATCAGAGTAGAATAGAGTTCCAATATCGGAAGCCATATCCTGTGCTGATCCCATAATCTCAGTTCCAATCAAGTCCATAACCTTCTCGTCTGTGTTGTTTACCCATACTTCATCAAGAGGCACAGTTACTGTGATTTGATAAAACTTAGGCACAAACTCCAAGTTTACTCGGTTGTCTGTTGCTGCTGTTGAGAATGTGTCATATCCTGCGAAAGAAGTACCAGTGATGTTACCCTTCCACTTAATAGGAAATTTCATTCTCTCTCCTGACCATCGTTTTGCTGCACCTATTTGTCTTGTTGCAAATACATTACTGTTTAGGAAAGTATCTACAAGATAAGGCATTAGTTTGCTTTGAGTAGTTGTAGTTACTCTAGTTCCCATTGCTGCCATAAAATTTAATAATTATATTGATAATATTGTTAATCTTTGTTTACCAAAGACCGCCAATCCCTGCCACGTATATCGTTTGAGGTGACGAATCCTTTATTTTGTTGTACTGAAGTTTCCTTAGAAACTGTTGCATCTGCAATATCTTTTTTCACTTGAGTTTTTTGTGCTTCTTCCTGTGCTTGAACTTTTTTCATATCAGTCAGAAGTTTCATTCCTTTGCGATAATCAAGATTGCCTTGCTCATCTGTCGGAGAGTAGTCCAGCATAACTTTGGATAGTTCATTTTTTAGGCTTTCATCAGCTTTGAAATTCACTTTGAACTCCTGCTCTACTTCAGTTAGCCTTTCGTCTGTCCATTTAGCCCAGTGTTCTCGCTCTTCTTGCTCTCGTTGTTGAGCTTTGAGTTGATCTTGGATTAATTCACGCTTTACCTCTTCCTTCAGATTCTCTCTTTCTTTCTCCCATTTCTCTGCTACATCTTCGTTGTCTCCTACTAATGAGGTTACAAACTCAGACTTTTCCCCCCTACCTTCATTTTCAAGTGCTTGTAAACGTTCTTCAAGTGCCTGAGCTTTAGCTTCTGCTTCTTCTCTAGCTTCTCGGAGTTCCTTCCAAGCGTTATTTTGTTTAAGGTCTGGTTCTTCTTTCTCGGTTTGCGATTCCGCAGGTGTAGATTCCTCTTCGGTTTCCTCCTGTGATTCCTTTTCAACTGAGTCAAGAGTTGCTTCTAAACTCTCTCCCTCGCGTGGTATCTCCGCAAAAATATTATCTTCTTCCATATGTTTTCTCTCGACTTGATTTACCTTTCGGATGGCTCAAGAAGGAAAGCCTTTAAATCACTATTAACTTTTTAATAACCTACACCTACACCATTAGATGATTTTCTTGGAATCTTGTATGTAGGTTTTTGTGGTCCTCTTACTTTCGCCATACTTGGTCCAACCGACATTCTTCCTAGTGTAGATGCTTTTGTTAGACTTGGGGCTTTACTCATAAGTCCATTTCTACCTTGAACTGCGTACTTTAAAGCTTCTGTTTGTGCTTTTCGTTTAGTATTTGTTTTAGCAATTGTCTTTGCCATTCCTGCTCTACCTCCTGCTAAATACTCTTTTCGGTCATATTTTATTGGTTTACTTTCGAACATTTGATTTTTGATTATTAGCTTGTTTCTTTTGTAATTCGACCTGTGCTTTTGCCTTTTCTTCTTTTTGTTTTATATCTTGTTCCATCTTCAGTATCTCAAGCCTGTGTTTTTCGTTGTTATGTTTGATGTCTTGTATTCCTTTTTGTACCTCAATCTCAGCTTTCTGGTCTTGTAGTAATAAGTCTGCTTCTCCTCGTTGTCTGTCTAACTCAATATTGCTTTGTCCTTTTATCTGTTCTAGCTCCATTTGTGCCTTAAGTTTGTCTGCTTGAGCCTGTTGAGCAGGGTCTGGTGCTGGTGGTCCCATTGATTGAGCTAATTCAGGAAATAGTAATAGTGGGTCCATTCTCCAAGCTGTAAGTTGCTCTGCTGTTTTCTTAGGATCAGGGAAGTCTAACTTTTCAAAGAAAGTAATAGGGTCAATAGCTTCCATTTCCCATAGAGATATAACTTCTTCTCTTTGAGATACAGGGTCTTTAGGTATCATTGAACCGTCTTTAACTGATACTGATAGTTTTTCTATAAAATCTGAACTCTTTAATTTAACAAATTCTACTGCACTAGCTTGACCGATTATTTCTCCTGTATGCTCTTCGTCATAATAAACATACATCATTTGTACTACATAGTTGTATACAAAATCAGAGAATTGTTCGAGATAAATTGATATTCCACCTCCAATTCGGTCAGAATCTTGTCCTTTTATCTGCATTTTTCCTCTTACAGTCTTGTCTTGAATAGTTCCTTGAGCAGAAGAACCTCTTACACCGAAGATATTTCGTAGTTCATTTCTATAATCTAGTAGGGATTCGTATACAAAGTTAGGTAAAGCTGGGGCATCTAGTCGCATTACAGCCCTGTTTACATCTCCATTAGGTACAAATATAGTTCCACCTTTCTCTACTGCTTTACTCACTCCTGCCGCTTGTTCCTTTGAGAACGAATCTCCAGACACCGCAAGACCTCCATTTGTTTTATCAGCATTTTTATCAATTTGCCTTAATCTTTTGTTGATTAGGTCTTGCAATGGGAGATTTTGTTGTATTAGGTTTGTATCATCATATGGGCGAAGTCCTAGTGAAAATACTGAAAGCATTGCGTATGGCTTCTTTGGAAATGCAAAATGATTATTACCCTTCACCTTCTCAGTAGAAACAGAACCAAATTGATCAGTTATTTCTTTATCAGTTTCATAATTCCAGTGAGGATTTTTAGTCTTTCCTAACACTTGGTCATCAATAGTCCAGAATACATATTCATCAGTCCACCATTCAATATAAGTGAATTTAGTACCCATTTTGCCTTTACATTGCTCTTCTATGTATTTCTTACCCTTTGGAAAGCGTTTAATTAGGTTACGGGCAGTCTCTTTTCGGTATTCACCTATGTATTCTCCAGTATATTCAGCACAATCAATCGTTGCATCAGGGTCTAATATTAGTTTTTGAGGGCGTATTGCTATACAAGTGATGTCATTTTCTTTATTAGACCAGCCTAATTTCATTACTCCGAGCTTATATAGAGACCAAAAACGAGCAACTTGTTTGAGTTTTAGGTTATATACCTGTGTGTCACTCCATGAGACAAGCATTTTACGAGTTTTATTAGCTAGTTCTTCATTGACACTGTTTACTACAGGATCAGCTTTGGGACGAGTAGCAATAGGCAAGAACGTTTCAAGAGATTCAAATATAAGGTTATCTACAAGAGCGTGTCCATCACTTGCCTTACTAGTTCCTTCGTATTGCTTACCTAACCAGTAGGTTTCATTGTCATCTTGACTCTTTGCTAATTCTGTCTGATAAGGTTGCCAAGCATTTTTCCATTCTTTAGACAGTTCAATTAACTCATCATCTTTCATGTCTAACTCTAGTTCTGGTACAAGGATGTCAGTAACACCTTCTGATTGTTCAGGAGAATAACCAACTTGAGCTTTGTTGGTATCTCTTCCTAGACTTGTGAATCCATCAATTAATGTGTCTGCCATAATAAAAAAACGAACACCTCCCCGTATTGGGTAGATGCTCGCCGTGAAATGGGATGAGCTTTTAAATTTACATTATAAGTATACCATAAAAAAAATTAAGTCAAGTTGGGGATAACTTTTTCGTGTCTTGCTGAATATAAAATATCATGTCGTTCTATGCTACTTATCTCTCCATTTGGACCAAAATTTAATAGTACATTACCATTCTTTTGATTAAATACTCCTTTATCTACAAGCAATTGAAATAGTTGATGATACTTCTGAAACTTAACAAATAGTTCTGCATCAATTGGTGTTAAATATATAATTGTTGTTGGTATATCATTCATCTCTCCAATCCCTATCTACTAAAGGTTCTTCAAACTGAAATATTTGTTTAGGGTGTTTGGTTATCATTGTTTTGTCAGGCATCATGTCTTGTCCTTCTGGAATAAAACTATTTGTGCCACCATTCATAAATATTTTAGCACCTTGATCGCCAAAACGCGACATTCCTACACGCCAGTATAAACAGCAATGCACGAAATGGTCATCATCAAATCTTTCCCATTTACTTTCCTCGACTCCTAAAGCATTGATTTCATTTACTCGATAGATATGCGTAAAGTGTAACGCTACATCATACCAATCTTCCTCACTTCCATTTAAAGGAATACGTGAATCACGAAACTCGTCAATAAGTAACTGCATCATTCTATTTCTATCCACAGTTACGTTGCCAGTTTCATCATTCGCTCCCCACTTAACAAGCTGTAATGTCTTTCTATCTCTTTGATAATGACAAAGGAACACTCGTCCTTGAAATTCCTCACGCATTTGCCTACTACCTATTAAGTCTCCACCTTGATCTATTACCATTATAGCTGTTGGATAACGTCTCATAAGAGCTTTTAATGGTTCATAATCCTTACATGAGTCTTTGTAAAACAATCCTTGTTTGTTTCCTACTACATACCATATCGGTAATCCAGTATCTACTCCGATAACGATTCTTCCTTCTTGGTCGTTTACATCAGGTATACAGTTCTTTAGGATGTCTTTTAGATTAACTTTATCTCCTCCTTGAGTGTATGGAAGTCCTAGTACACGCGTATAGAAAGTATATTGATCGCCTTTTGAATAATCTAGTATTTCTTTTGCTGTTACCCAAGGTGCTATTAATAATGGAATCCAATAGCCACTAAAAGGTCTATCTTCACTTATCTTATACTTTGCAATCCATCTTCCTTTAGCACGTTGTTCGTTTGTTAATTCAACTTTACATTTCTTACATATATATATTCTTTTCTCTACATCAATGCTTTCAGGGTATGAGATGTATTCTTCGTGTCCGTTATCGCAAATAGTAAACCAATGCTTCTGGTCTGATTTTTGCCATGCCTCATGTACGCCGATTTCAGGTAAAGAAGGGTGGGAAAATAACCATTGCCACTTTACTTTACTAGCTTGTAAACGTGATTGAAACTGTTTAATGATTGATAGTTTTGATGAATCTAGCTCATCGTGTATTAATAAATCAGCACTAAAGGCAATAGCTTGTGATTCTTTTTCTGCACCAGAAAATATAAGGTTAGCATTACCAACTCTTTTTAAATATGTGTTATCTGTAGAGTTTACTATCGCTTTAAGAGCAGGATTTGATTCAATTAAAGGATTAATCTTTCCTTGTACGAATTTCTGCATTAAATCACTTGTAGGAAAGGTGTATATAATGCTCAGATTCATTCTATATGCTATCCAGAACGCTTTAATTATTGATATGGTACTAAACCCTATCTGTGCCGCTTTTAACGCTACAATCTTATTAGAAACATCTGAGAAGGGTTTAAATAAGAACTTTCTATCACCATTAAAGTACAGCTTCTTCCCTGCATCTGTGATGATGTTGTTCTCTTCGCACCAGGTCGTGATGCTAACTTCTGATAATTTCATTCATTTTCAAGTCTATCTTGTATTGCTTTTAAACTATTTAATATCGTTTCATCAGTAGGGTCAATAGATTTTACATTCATATTTATGTTTATGTTCTTATCAGGTGCGTAGCTTCCTTTTAGTTTGTAAGCACTATCTAGGTATTTATGTCTTACTGCGTAGTCTGGTTCATATCCTACTTCTTCCACTTCACCTGTTGACATATTGTTTTTAAATACAGTTTTACCAGCATTTAGTCCTTCTATATGGACCTTTTCTAATAGCTCATCAGGTATCCTCTCTGCTATTGACATTATAGCATCTATGATTTTAGGTTTTTTTAGGTTTTCACTAGCTATATTACCTGCTGTTGAGTAGTCCTTTGTATCATATGTTTTCAATACCGATTCTACTCCGTGACCAGTCTTTACATATTCTTTTACAAAGTTCTTTTCTTTCTTAGTTAACTTGTTCATTTAAATTTACTTATATATCCTGCTTCTTCCCCGTAATACTTATCAAAGACGTGTTTTGTCCTTCCATTAGGTTGTGCATAATCCCTTTTGTGCAATTCTAAGTATTTCTTGTTATCTATTCGTCCCTTATTGCCTGTTCTTACAGTGTTTTTGAACTTACACTCCGTGCAGATTTCCGTGAATCCTTCTTTATTTGAATTTATTGTTGTGAAGGTATGTAAGTGCATTTTATTGCTTGTTCTTGAATTATAACATAAGTTACGCCATCTTCAGTGAACTTATCAGTCTCATAATCCTTAAAAAATACTATTTCTCCTGCTTTTCGTCTTGTTACATCTTCTCCTACAGCAAGTATTGTCGCTTTTTCAATGAAAGTATTTCTATCATCTACTTGTTCTATGGCTGTGAAGCCTGATTTGTGTACTTCTAGTAAGATATTATCGTTTGTTGGATGAATCATATTAGTTTTGTGGTTTAACTCTTACTTGTGCGATAGATGCACCTGTAGTTAGTAATGAACCTGCTAATGAGCAAGCGTTTTCTACTACTATTCTTGTACTCTTTGCACTATCAAATACATCATCTTCTATTTTAAAATTACATCCTGCATTTTCTTGTATCTGGTTATATGGAGCTTGTAGAGCGTTTTTGAGTATTCCTTCTGGTAAGTCTTGAGCAATCATTTTAAGAGCAACTCCTCCTCCTCTTACTGCTCCTTCTTCCATAGCTCCTTTAGTTGCGTAAACAGCATCATCTATCTTATCTTTGAGATAGCCTAAATCTACTCCTGAAGCTGCACCGACCTTTATAACAGCTACTTGTCCTTTAAGTCTTGCTATCCGATCGTCTATTGCTTCACTGTTTAGTATACTTTCACTATTAGATTCTTTCTGGTTGCGTAATACTTCAATTTTCTCTTCAACATTACCTTTTCCTCCTATGAAAGTAGTCTTTTTGTTAGTTATAACAACTTTTTCACATCTTCCTATGTGTTCTTCTATGAATTTCTTACTATCTGCTATGTATTGTGGGTCTATTGGCTGTCCTTGTGGGCTTCTTCCTTTACAAATAGGTGCTTTATCAGGGAATAGTCCCGTAGTCATACCAAATACTTTACCTTCAGTTACAAGTGCTATATCTTCAATAAACTCTGGCTTTCTTACTGCTGGAAATTTAACAGCAATTATTTCCATAACATTCTTACCTTCTGCATATTTAGCCTGTTTGTTTTTTGCAATGTTTGGGAGCATATTACCTTCCACTCCATCACACATAAGCAATACTTCTGTTACGCCATTATCTGCTAGATTTTGAATTACAGGTAAAATACTATTGATGTCTGATATTTTCATATCAACTATAAGAACATAAGGTTTATGCAAAACAGCTTCACCTCGCTCGTTATTCATCATAAACTCTGCAACATAACCTTCGTCTATTGTAAGACCTGCACTATATTCTACTCTTACACCATTAACTTCTGATTCTTGAACATCAACTTTACCCTCCTTACCTACTTTTAAATAAGCCTCAGCAATTAAAGACCCTATTTCTTCACTTTCTACTGAAACAGTAGCTACTTGTTTTATCTCTTCAAAAGTTTCAACTGGTTTAGCAGTTCTTTTTAGTTCACCTAAAACTATATTACAATCTCTGATTATTTCTTCTCGCTTTTCAAGAGGGAATTTTTTGCTTTTAACACCTTCTTTTAAAATAGCTTGATTTAGAGTTACAAATGTTGTAGAAGCATCTCCAGCAAGCATATTAGTCCTCATAGCTTGTTGTTTGAGGGCATCAATAGCCATTTGCATTGTTTCATCTTTAGCAAATATCTGTTTTAAAATATTTACACCATCATTTGAAATTCGTGTAATGCCCCATTGATCTACATATATCACATTACTCCCTTTTGGTCCAAGTGTCTTTTTAACAATGTCTGAAGCTAGGTCTATTCCTGCCATTAATAATTCCATTGATTTATCATCTACTTGTATGTCTTTTTCGCTATACATTTTTATATTAAATTACTTATAATCTATTTATAATTATGATTTGGGTAGTGAATTTAAAAAAGCATCTAATTCCTCTTTTTCTTCTTCATCCATAAAAACCTCACCTTTTTCTTTAACAAAATTTTCCACCCTCTTACTTATCCTTTCGATAGTAGTTTGGTATCGTCTTACTGACAGTATAGCTATAATAGCAAGTAACAGACCAATAATAACACCCAGTAAAACTTCTATCATATTATTTTTTTGCTTCTTTTACCTTAGTTTCTTCTTTAGGAAGACTTGCTCTCCTTTGAAGTTCGCTGTTAATTATTTTAATGTTCTTTTCGGCAATTTCCATTTTGCCCATTTCATCATAAACGAGTGCTTTTAATTCAATATCACTATAATCTTTTAGTTCTTTCATGTTACTTATATTATAACCTAATAATTTTTATTTGTTAATAGTGTGGATTGTGGGGATAACTTTGTTTAGTTAATTGGTGCTAGATTTCGTAAGAATCTGCATAGTCTGATAGTTTGCAAAATAATTTCTCCAATTTCATCGCTAATTTCCATTTCCAGCTCGGAAAACCTACATTGTAGGGCGGTAAAGGATTGTATTTAACGCAAATTAGGCGGATTAAATATGGTTTATTCATACCTTATTTCTTCTGATTTAGGATAATTGCTAAATACCTTGTATTTTTTTCCATAATTAAAAATTAATACCAAGCGTGGCTTTATTTGCATGACCTCATCGTACTTATGAAATATAACCCCGTATACCTTTACTGGGTCGTGTTTATCTAAAGGACATCTTCCCCATCGAAACGGATTTCTAAAGTACTTATCTATTGTGAAGTTAAAGGGTTTCATTTTGTTTCTTCTGATTGAGGAGAGAGGTATTTATAACATTCACATAACTTATGCCTATGACTAAATAGATTACCCTCAAAACATTTCACAACTTCCATTTTAGTAGCGTTTCTGACTTTGTGGGCTAAAGGCCTAATAAAATGCTTTACTTCTATTACTCCTGCTGCTGAGATCCATTTACCTAAACCATCTTTGCAGTATATTTCAAACTCTTTCTCCCACTCTTCGTCTTTATTTAGTGATGTCATGTTATTCTAAATCTAAAATCTTAATAATAAGAACTTTGTGGCGAAAATATCCATTAGGTACAGTTTCATCTATAAATTTATTTATTCTATCTGTTAATTCTGATGTATATTCAGCTTCGATTGCTATTTCTTTATCCATTTTCTTCTCTACTAGCTGGTAATTTAAGTGAAGGGATGAAACGAACTTCTTGTAAAGCTTTATTGTATCCATCTATCCATTCTTCTGATTCACCTGTTTCTAACACTCCACCTGCATTAAATAGTGGTAATTCTTCTACAATACTGGCTACCTTGTCTGTGAGGGCAATAAAAATAGCTTTATTGATAGCATTTTCAATTATTTCTTCTAAGTCCAATTCTCCAATTTCACCTACATTATCAATAAAATCGTTGTATTCTTTAACTGCATCTTTAACTATTTTTTCTTTTTCTTCTTCTTTCATATGTGTGTGGGGTTAGTTAGATTCTTCACAGTAACCTTTGATTAAAAATCCGCACCTTTGACATTCTATGACGGGTTTTAGTTGCTCTCGATTTATTGCCTTCAATTCAATCTCAAATAATATTTGTTCTGTAGGGTCATATTTATGACCAAATATTTTGCAAAATAGATTTCTCATATTATTTCTCCTTATGATGCTTGAGGTAGCGGGTAATAGAGTTTACAGCTAATCTAACATGTGTTTCTGCAATTTCTTTTTCTCCTATTGAGACTTCTCTGATAGGTAACTCCTCTGGTAGTTGAGGACATTCTTCCTCTTTTTCTTTGCCTAAATTCTTAAAACAATCGCAGTTATAAGGATTTGTGTGGTGCATACAGGTATTTTCCTTTACTTCTGTTAATGCTCCTGAGAGTAGGAGGAGGTTTGTCACTTCTGGAAGAATTAAAATACTCTCATCATCTGGACGAGGATTTCTATAAACTCTAACGAACCCTGTTGTTTCACTTTCTATGATTTCGCCCTTTTTATGAGACATAAAATCATAATTTAAACGATATTTCATTTATTGTTATTTATATTGATAAGTTACTTAGGGTCAACATTGATTCGACACTCTGCCCAAGCACATCGGGCATCTTTATAAACTATCTTTGCCCAAACAATACGAACAGTTACGAAAATTGCTAAAATACCAAGACAAAACAGAATGAAACCTATAGTTTCTTTCTTCTTTTCTTGCTTTTGGCAAGCATCACAAACTGTTTGATACACATTTATTGTTTCTTTTTTACATTTAATGCATAATCTGTTCATTTATTTATTCTTAATTAATAATCTTCTCTTTGAGGGAGTGGGTTGTTCGTGGGAGTTTACCCTTTATGCCTTTCGGCTTATAAAGTGCTTATTCTTATATTCACACCGCTCCAACGAACAACTCATTCCCCCAACTGTTCACTCACTAAGTGCAGGTAGCAAGGTTTGACTTGCAGGCTCTGTGTTCTGGCGACCCTCTGCTTTTTACGAGTTCAGACCTCACAGGTAATTAAACCTCCGTCCAAAAGGATTCGGCACTTGCTTCACTAGCGACCCCGATAACGTGCTTACGGCTCACTGTCCGCCATACCTGCACTCAATGAATGAACCTTAGAGAAGGGCTGGTGGAGGGTCGCTTTTGCTTTCAACCTAGAACTTCTTTTCTGCGAAGAAAAGCTGCATAATTTTATGTGGCATGTGAGTGGCTGTTCTTATCTATTTCACGAGAGCGACTCGTTAACTCAATAAGCTCCTTAAACCTAGCTCCACAAGGATTGCTACGACCCACCATCAGACCTCCTCTATCGTATTTTGTTATCAATTTACTTTTTATTTAAGCAACGAAGCAATTAAAAATCCAAATCCCAACCAGCAGATTAAAGTTAAAGGGAAAATATATAATGCTTTCCAACCGTATTTAACAGAAAGACTTACGCATAAAAATGTAAAACATGCAAATATTAGTGTAAAACCTATTATTCTTTTAATTATTGTTTTCATATATCTTTACTTATTTATTAAAATTCTTTGGAACTAAAGTTTCTTTGATTTTACTAATCCACATTTTTCACATTGAAGATGATAATTCATACCGATTTTATAACCTTCGTTTTGTATTTCGTTGTAGCTGATGACTTTCCATTTATGCTCACATAGTCCGAGTAATTGTTTGAGTGTTCTCATATCCTTTATTTAATCTACCTAATTTAATAATGAAAAAACGTATGCTAAAGCCCAAATACTCGCTATATAATTACCTACTAATATACCAAATACTACCCCTAGTATTCCCATTATTATTGCCAGTTGTTTCATTTTATATTTCTCTTATGCTTTTAATCTTCTTCATGTCTTTTTCTAAAGTTCGTCATTTCTATGTTTCCAAATGAAGTTGATAAACTCGTTTAAGTCGACTACTTGCTGTTTATTCTTTGAGTACTTAATAGCTAGTAATGTGAGCCGTTTTAGCGACAATGGTTTTCTTTTATTCATACATACATTGTATGTTTTTGTATGTTATGTGTCAAATGGACTTATCCACATATATAAAACTCGCCACCTTTTAAGGGATAGCGAGTCTTTTAATTCTATATATAGTTGTTTGATTGCTGGGGTTCTCCAGTTGGGAGCGTAAAGCTCTGGTCTGTTCTCTAGTTGAACATTACGAAACAGTATAGCATATGGTGTCAATATTGCAAGTTGTTTTGAACAATATTAAAATTGAATGGTAAATAAATATTTACATAATCTTTCGTGGGGATTGTGAATAAAATTCACTCACTTGCCACGAACTGGTGAGTGAATTTTGTTTATACAATGTTTACTGCTCTTTAAAGAAAAGCAACTGAAGACCGTTCTGAACACGAAAGTGTTGGAGGACTTATAGATGTTAGTAAGACTATGCCACTAATAGCAGAACCGAGGGTGGATTATCTATAAGCGATAAACTGTGTGCTGTGTCGGCTAAAATAGACACCTTATACGTAATGACCTTAAATGGTTTCCAAATTTATACTCGATGATAGCTCTGCTTTCTTTAAATCTTAAACTACATAAATGTTACTTCTTCTTTAATTAACTTTAAGGAAGGGACGACTGTAACAACTAACCGTAATGTTAACTTAAACTAAAATGAAATTAAGAAAAACAAATAACTATAAACAATCTGATAAAGAATGTAGAGATTGTAAAGTAGGAATGCTTGAAATATCACATAAAGAGATAAAACCAAGTCACTTAAAACAACCTTATTACTATTCAAAGTGGTATAAATGTGAAAAATGCGGAAAAAACTTCAATTTTGAGGAAGATAAAGTGTGGAATCATAATGAAATGAGTGAATGGGTAAAAAATGAAGAGGAAACTGAAAGACAATTAAGTTTTCTTAGTAATTTGTAGAACCTACACTACTTGTCAAGAATGAACTGTGGAAAACTATTTTTTAACTTTCAGTGTTCTACCGCATTTACTGCAATCAACTTCTTCTCCTACATAAGATGTTTGATTTTCGTAACCACATTTTGCATAAGGACAAGTCCAGATATATACTTCATACATTTCTTCATAAAAATCGATTGTTTTCATATTATTTCTATTATCTAGTAAATCTTTATGGATACTTTTTACTTGTTCCTCTATATCTTGCGTTGGATAGTCTATTGTGTTTTTTTTCATTTTTTTAAAACCACTCTTAATTATCTTGTGTATGTTTTTTTCGTTTACAGTTATTGATTTCATATTACCAGTACTTCTTAATTACTTCGTCTCTAATAATAAATCCATCTCTTGTTGTTTTTGATTTACACCGCCACATTTTACCATCTCTACTTTGATACAAACGTCTACTGCAAAGAGGACATTTCTTTTGAAGTAAAGCTCTTGTTATGTCATCTTTAGTTGGTTCAAAAAGAGTAGAGGTTCTTACCTTCTTGAATTTAGACATGTATTTATCTATGTTGATTGAGAGGTTCATAGATTAATCATTTCTTTCTAATGCCAATACGACACTTCTTGGTGATTTATAATTTAAAGCTCTCATAATCACTTCTAAAGTGAAACCGAGTTTTCTCATCTTTCGAGCCATTTCCCTTCGTTTAGGTCTATCAGTTAGAGTGCTTTTGTCTACTTTACCTATTCCGTTACAACAAGGACATTTCATATTAGTTTAGTTAGCTTTTAAAGTTCAACTCCCAATATCTCTAAATGTTCGCTCTTATGTTCTTTTATCCACTCTTTTGCATATTTTAACTTAATAAATGCTTTGACTGATTTTATGTGAAGACCATTTTTACCAACTTTATCAATATCAGCCCAAGCCTCTAATTTATACCATTGTATTTTACCTGTATGTTTTATTAAATATATTTTCATATTAGTTGCTTTTAATCTAAATCACCTTGTAACCATTCTTCTGTATTTGGTATAGGAACTTGTGTTAGTGCGTTTATCTTTTCCATATATTCTCCAAATTCTAGTTTATTCATTTTAGTTGTTGACTTATATTTCTTTACTTCATACTCTCCGTTTCGACCTTTGATTGTTACTATCTCTGGGATTAAAAGTTTTTGTTTTAGAAATTCATGTAAGTCGTCTGGGTCATTTCCTGTTTCTCTACAAATGATTTCTATGTAAAGCCAGTAAAATCTGTGTTGCTTCATCGTGCGAGTTGAAATAACTGGCTCTAGTCTGAATATAGTTTTAGGGTGTGTCTTGCAATAATCTTGTAAATCTAGTTTCTGAAAATCAGTTAAAACTGGTTTGCCGTTCTCTTGTTTCATTATCCATACTTTTGTCATAGATATATATTATCAATATATATGATTATATGCAATATGCTAGTGTTGATAACTTTATAGCATTATATTATATGGTTTAAATGATTGTGTGAGTTATCCCCAGTTTGATTTGCATATATATAAAAAAGATATATACTTATATTAGTTAGGGAACATTGAAAGGTAAATTGGTTGGGAAGTCGTAGTGGTACACCTAGGCTCTTGACGTTCGACTCGTCGGACTTCCCCGCCAGTTTATCTTTCATAGTCGAAACCTTAACACATTATAAACTTGTATCGTTTCTACTGCCCCCACTTTCTTACAAGTTTGGTGGTGGTAGAAACCAAAAATTATTATGACAAACGTAAATGAATTAGATTTAGAAATCGTACAACATTTAGGAAGTTTAGGTTTCTCTTTAGAAGACATCGAAAAAATGACAGAGACAGAAATAGCAGAACATTGTTGGACAGAAGAAGACGACAACCAAGCATGGGACGATTTTATAGCTAGTAGAGGACAATATTAAAAATAAAAATAAATTTATATGGAAATATTTACAATAAAAACAAGAGCTATGTTTGAACAAGCTTACAACATAGAAGCTGAAACTTTAGAGGAAGCAAAGAGAATTGCAAAAGACAATACATGTATTGACCAGATACAAAAAAGTGTCGAAGACGCAGAAATTTTAAAAATTTTAAATTAATTTAATGACACTAAATAAAAAACTAACAACAGCACTAGGGTATGAGATATATGGTAAAGAGAAAGAAAAGGGTCTTGACTGGGGTTTTAAGAAACTTAAAGGTTGGAAATATACGAAACCTAAAGAGGCTAACTTTGGAAGAGCATTACTAGAGTTTATAGGAATCATGGCAATCGCATATTTATTTTATGTTTACTTAATAGTTTTAAATTAAAAATATGGACTCACTAATTGCAATTAAAAAGTACGCACAAGAAGTAGAAGCGTGTTGGAATGGTAAAGATGAAGGAAGAGCAGAAGAGAGAGCAATGATTGCTAAAGACATTATTGTTAAGCTCAATAAGCTAGCAGATTTATTAGAAGAATTAGAAGACTTTTAATTAAAAAATATATGGGAAAAGAAATCACACAAAATAACCTACCGACACTTTCTGAGCTTTATGATGATACTAGTATCATACAAAAGCAAAATAAACTTAACCTTATCTTGAATGCAGAACCAAAGAAAGAGTGGATTAAACAACATCCTTTTGTAAAGAATCTAAATTACTTACCTATTGAACGAGTTGAGTATCTTCTTACAATGATATTCACAAAGTGGCGAGTAGAAATCAAAGAAGTAAAGTTGCTTGCAAATAGTATAGTTACAACAGTACGAGTATACGTTCAAGACCCTATTAGTGGTGATTGGGATTGGCAAGATGGTATCGGTGCTATGCCTATACAAGTAGCAAAAGGAAGTGGTGCGACAGAGTTTGACAAGATGAACTCTTCGGCAGTACAGATTGGAAGTCCAGCAAGTGAAAGTTTTGCAATCAAAGACGCTTGTGAAAAGTTTGGAAGAATCTTTGGAAAAGACTTGAATCGAAAAGACAACATTTCATACGATAGACTTTACCAAGCTGTAAATATGAATGAAACGGTAAACAATCCATCTCTAACGCAAGAAATACGAGAAAGCGTAAACAAAGCAACAACTCTTATTCAACTAGAAGATATCTATAACGAACACAGAGGGCTAGGAAAAGAATTTGACGATTTGGTATCAGCACAAAAGAAATTTATTGAATCAGTAAATAAAGAAGAACAAAATGGATAAAGTAGGAACAATTATAAGTAAAAATAGTAGACAAGGTGGTGGAGAATACGTTGTTATTGCACATATAAATTGTGATAGATGTAAAACTATTATTGAAGAACGAGAAATACAAGAACCAACAAAAACACACAGAAGGAGTGGACACTACTATCAACAATATTCTTGGTGTCATAATTGCGGACTTTATAAAGGTAAAAATAAAAAATACATAAATGAAGAAGCATAATTGTGAACAACAGACTAAAGAATGGTTTGACTTGCATGAACAGTACCCACTTACAGCAAGTGAAGCACAAGCCATAGGTAATCAAGGGAAAGGTCTTGAAACTCTAGTGTGGACTAAACTATCAGAACGTCACAGTATCGCAGACAAGAGTCGATACACTAACAGAGACTTGGATAGAGGAAATGATCTCGAACCACTAGCTAGAGACATTTACGAGCTACAAACAGGAAACAAAGTAGAGCAAGTAGGTTTTATAACCAACGAAGAAATATCAAAAGTTGGTGGAGCAAGCCCAGACGGGTTAGTAAATGAGGATGGACTACTAGAGATTAAATGCTTTGAGGATAAGAAACACTTTAGAGCCATAGTAGATTTAAAAGAGACAGGTAAGTTTGAAATTGAACCACAGTATAAATGGCAAATGCAACAACAGATGCTTTTTACAGGTCGAGTATGGTGTGATTTTGCAATCTATAATCCTAACTACAGAGATACGTTATTGGTACAACGAGTTGTGAAAGATGAAGGAATGCAAAACACAATTAAAATAGGTTTGGTTATAGGAGAAAAACTTATTAATGAAATAGAAAACAAAATAAAATGATAAGACAAGCAAAGATAGATGTTAGTAAAATAAACAAAAACAACCTTAAAGAAAGAAAGTTTAAGAATAAAGACGGCGAACTTATAACAGTCAAAGAACTAGAACTAGAGATTAAAGACATAAAAGAAGAGAAAGTATTGCATACAACAGCTCAAGGCAAACAACTTGTAAAAGTAGGTTTTATATCTGAAAAGTCATACCAAAACGGAGAAGGAAAATGGGAGAATGGAATTATACTTGGAGATGTGACTGAATGGAGGGAAGTTGAAAAAAAGGAAAGTAAGCAAGATTCACAAGAGGTCGAGTATCCAGAAGAAGATATTGACGTATCGGAAATTCCGTTTTAATCTATGCCCCCTAACGACATACTCTTAGCACTATACAAAGACTTTCCCGAAGTAATTGACATGCACAATCCGCAAACAATTATTAGACTAATAAATAAAGTAATAGAACTTTATGGAAACAAAGACAATATCAGTGGAGATAATGGACTTTTTAAAGAGATATAAGAAGACATGGTATTTTGGTGGCGAGCTTGAAGCTAGATTAAGTGGACTACACAAGCCATCCACTATCGCAAGAGCTTTGAGACATCTAACAGAAGGAAAGCCAAAGGATTGGAAAATACACAAGGATTATGAGAAGGTCGGTAAAGTAATAGCGGTTAAATATAAACATAAAGACTAATGAAAGAAACTAAAAGAATAAACATTGATTTACCTCTAACCACACACGAAAAGATGAAAGAGCGTAAAAAACAAAACAACAAACCAGTAAAGAAACAAGCGGAAGATTTAATAGTTTTAGAGTATGGGAAATAATAATATGAAAATAATTAATTTTTTAACTACTTTACCACTAATGACAGGTCAATTTGCGATTAGTTATATACGAGCATTAAAAGAAATATGGACAGATAAAAGTGTTTATTGGAGTTTAGACCAAACATTCTTTCACGGCGATAAACCAGAAGAATTGAAATCACGAAGAGATGAATTTATGCAAGATTATAAGGATTTAGTCAAATAACGTGAAGAAAAGTTCTTTTAAACGTCCAACATACCAAGAAGCCTTAGAGAAGGCTCGTATTAAGGCTAGTACAGCATCTAGTAAGGCAAAAAAGCTCGTTAGGCGAACAAAACTACGGATAGCGGGACATTCCACCACTAAAGAACTAAAAGACGAAATACAGGCAGTTTTGAGACAAATAGTGATTATAAAAGATGGTGGGTGTTTTCTAAGGAATTACACCAATAGAATAACACCTCAATACCGTAATTGTGGAGGATACAGAAAAGATGGGGAACTCATATTACAGGCAGAACATTTACATAGTAGAAGTAATGCAAATAGTTTCTCAGACCCACGTTTAATAGTTTGCTGTTGTCAAAGACACCACATTTACTACAAAGCTCAACACAGTGCTGAATATAACGAACTAGCAAGAGAGTATATAGGACAAGAAAGAGCAAAACTATGGGACAGAGTGAAGAATGACCACAAGCCTTACAAAGTAGATTTAAAGCTAGAATTATTAGCACTAAAACAGCAACTAAATGCTCTACGCAATAGTCAATAAAAAGGACAAGAAACCTAAAGTAACTGCAAAGGACATTTACGATTCAAAGGACATAAAAGACATTAAGTTATCTAAAGATGAAAAGGTGGTTAAATTAGAGGTTAATATAACTAAATGAAAAAGCCTAAATATAAAAAAGAATGTCCTTTTTGCGGAGTAGGTTTAGTTGTTCCTTCATGGAGTATATGTCAATCAAAAATATGTGCTCAAACTAGGACTAATTTAAACAGAGAAAAAAGAAGAGAGAAATTAAAAAAACAACTATTAAAGAAAACAAAATGAAAAATCTTTAATGTTTCTTACTGAATCTGCTTTACAAAGATAATAGATTGGTAAATAACTACCAAACAATTTACAATAAATATTTTTAGGTATATAGGTTAAGTACTTAAGTAGCTGATAATCAGTCCCCCTAGGCTAAGAAGTAGTTAAGATACCTCCTAGGTTGTTATGTCCAATAATGTAGAAAATGTTGGACATATGTACATTATATGTACAGTTTTTGTACTTTGGTGGTTAAAGTTAGGGGAATTAGGGGAAAAAGGTTGGGGGAGGTTTGTTTTAAAGAACCGTGTATGAGTTGAATGTCTATGCCGATAATCTTAACCTCCCCCCATCATTGAACAGAGTCGAAGTACCCCCATGACAGAACTGAAGCAAGATTTTATTCTTGATAAAGCCAACCTTTTGGGCTTGGGTGTATTCAACTCATTATCAACAAATTAAACGTCTAAAACTATGAAAAAGATTAGTATCATTACAATTGGTGCTGTTCTAACAGTGTGGTTCACATACTGTATTGCAACAGCAGTTAAGCTAATTGCTTAAGTTATTGAACATTTAACCTTGACTGCTTGCAGATTAATAGAGGTTAAGTGTTTGATTATTAGATGT